GTTTAAATTCTTGTAATAAATTTGATGATGGTAGCATTGATATAGTTTATATTGATGCCTCACACGAATATTCTGATGTTCTAGATGATATTGTGGCATGGTATCCAAAATTAAAACAAAATGGAATTATTTGTGGAGATGATTATCATCATTTTCCTGGAGTATCAAAAGCAGTTCATGAATATTTTGGCGATAGTGTCGTCGTACATTCTTCTGGCGTTTGGCAACATAAAAAAGACTAATCAATTATATGAATATGTTTGAAAAATCTATTACCGCAATTTGTGCCTGTAAAAATAGAAATGCAGCATTAAATATTTCTCTTCGATCTTGGTTAAATTTTGACCAAATTTCTGAAATTATTATTGTTGATTGGAGTTCAGATGAATCGTTAGAATATTTGACAAAATGGGATAATAGGATTAAGATTGTATCAGTACCCGATCAAAAATATTTTAATCAGCCACAACCATTAAATCTTGCTGCTGTGTTGTCTACCAGTAAGTACATTCTTAAAATGGATTGTGACTATATTTTAAATCCATATTTTAGTTTTTTTGAAAATGAAAACTATTTTATAGATGATCAATCTTTTGTTTGTGGGCAAAATACTACTGACCGAGGATTTGATCCTTATTATAAGTATCTATTTGGATTTCTTTACCTTTCAAAAGATAATTTTATGAAGGTAAATGGTTTTTCTGAAAAATTCCGCAAATGGTATGCTTCTGAAGACCAGGACATTATGATTAGATTGGAAAATTATGGGTTAAAAAATCGTGGAATTGATTATGATCATAATATAATTCATATTCCCCATCCAGATAATAAGAGAACAGAAAATTTTGAAGCATCAGATTCTGAAAAACATCGTAGAGATGAAATAAAAGAAGTATTAAAAAATAATGGATTTGGAAACCAAGAATTGGAATGGCAAACCGATTTTTGTTTGGCGCAAACACATATTAATATGAATCATGAATGGATATCTAATATGGGAAAAAATTACATTTATGCGGATCCAATGACTGAATGGAAAGTGGAAAAAGTACATTCTCAATTTTATATTGCAAAGGAACATGAATAAGTTAGAAAATTTTCCAACTGCATATTACATGTCTTTGGAAGAATGTGTAGATCGTCAAAAAAATATCACTGATCAATTCTCTGCATATAATATTTCATTGATTCCCATAATTTCGAAAAGATTTTCCGAATCTAATGATAGTGTTAGTGGTAAATATTTGCATCAATTAAATGCTGGAACTGCTGGATGTTGTGTATCACACTTGAAAGCCATCAAGCATTGGTATGAAAATTATAATGAAAATTTTGCATTTTTTTGTGAAGATGATCTTTCGTTAGAAACTATTGAATACTGGGACTTTACGTGGGAGGAATTTATAAAAACTCTTCCCACAGATTATGATTGCATTCAGTTATTAACAATTAGGCAAGATTTTGATACGTTCTCTATTCGTGATAGATATTGGAATGATTGGGGAGCAACTGCATATATTATCACCAGAGAATATGCAAAAAAACTTATAGATACTTATATTAAGGGTAATACTTTTCACTTGGAAATTCCAAATTGTGAAATAATGCCTTTGATAGAAAACATTTTATTCACGACTGGTAAAACATATACTGTTCCATTATTTGTAGAAAATATCGAATTTGATTCGACATTTTCAAAAGATCAGGATGATGATGTAAATTTTGGACAAAAAAATAATCATAAAATTGCTCATAATATTGTATTGAATTATTGGAAATCTAAAATGGAAATAAAGAAGATTCATTTAAAATCAGAACTGGAACAACTTTTGACCAATTATTCGTTGGATACCGAGAATCCAATGCATAATTTTAATATTGCTGTTTGGTATGAGAATCAAGGGCATACCGCACCAGCACTTTCTTATTTTTTGAGATGTGCTGAGAGATCTGATGATGATAATCTTGCATATGAAGCATTAATTCGTGCATCATATTGTTATGATAAACAAGGTACTAGGGATGGTAGTGCAAAATCTCTTCTGGAACAAGCACTGTGTGTATTGCCCAAAAGACCAGAAGCGTATTTTCTTTTAAGTAGATTTGCTGAAAGAAGACAATGGTGGCAAGATTGCTATATCCATGCTAATAATGCGTTGATGTATGCAGATTTTGAATCCAATCCTCCACTTTTAACTGATGTCGAATATCCTGGAAGATATGGACTTCTTTTTGAAAAGGCAATTTCTGGTTGGTGGTGGGGAAAAAATGAAGAATCTAAATCAATCTTATTAGATCTTTATAATAATTATGATTTAAACGAACAATATCAGCAATCGGTATACGAAAACTTAAATCGCATTGGAGTTGAAGTTGAAAAAAAATTGCCACCAGAATTTTCAAATCCAATTCCGGTAATTGGTGTGCCAATTGTTAATGGTTTTAATTGGTTGCAAAGATTGGTTGATAGTATTGATTATCCCGTTAAGGAATTATGTGTAATTAATAATAACGGAAGAGGTGAACTTGATGAGGATTTAGAAAGACTTTCGAAAACACCTCATAATTTCATTCAAAAAATCCATATTTGCAACCTACCATCAAATATTGGATGTTCTGGAGCTTATAATCTAATTATCAAATCATACATGCAATCTCCATATTGGATTATCTGTAGTCATGATATTGCATTTACTCCAAATTTATTAAAAGAATTTGTGGAGAAATCGAAAGATGAAAACATTCATATTGTCAAAGGAAAACAATATCAATGGGATTTATTTTTAATTAAAGATTCTGTTATTCAAGAGTGTGGATTATTCGATGAGAATTTTTATCCTGCTTATATGGAGGATTGTGATTATTATTTGAGAACTGTAAAGAAAAATATTAAGATTCATAATATGTCTGTAGAATATCTGCATGGTGAAAAAGATTATGAAAATAGTGGATCCCAAACTTGGAGAACAGATCCACAATTAAAGGAAAAAATAGATTATGCTCATGAATGTAATGGGTATTATATGAGAGAAAAGTGGGGAGATTATTGGAGAAATTTAGAAGGAACAGATTGGAATTTTCACCCATTTGAATATCCATTCAATAATGAAACATTATCCGCTTCACATACGACATATGACTTAAAATTTGTTCGTAGAAAGAATCTTGGATTTTAAATATATACTAAAAATAAATTTAATTTTTCTATTATGAATTTTACAATTTACAGCAAAAATGATTGTCCATACTGTCATAAAATTAAAACTGTCTTGGAGTTGACAGAAAGTAACTTTGTAGTTTATACTTTAGATTCTGATTTTACCAGAGATGAATTCTATTCGGAATTTGGTGAAGGATCAACCTTTCCCCAAGTTGTTTGTGACGGGATAAAATTGGGAGGGTGTGTTGATACAATCAAATTCCTTAAGGAACAAAAAATTGTTTAAAATGAGCATAAATAATAATGAATTCCCCGATATTAATCGTGGAGTCGAAGTTATACTTAAAGGAGGCAACAAAAAGCAGACCAAACCGTTCCACATCATTTTCGAAAAAATGGTCTGCTTTCTTAATCGGGAAACAACCATTCATTTCGAATTTTACTTTCAATCAAGAAAAAAGAAGTAATTTCCCGGAGAAAAAAATGTTAGCAATCAGTTTAGTATTTGGCTCATTTTTAACCGTATTATTTCTTATAGTGGGAATAGGTTTGGGATGGGTTGCTAGAGAGTATATGTTGAGTTATCAGGAAACACCAAGAATGCATCCTGAATTTTATGATAATCATGGGAATGTTATTCCCGATGAAGTAATTGCATTTAGATTTGAAAACACTGACTATGAATATGACGACACAGAAGACGAAGACTAAAACTGTAACTAAAACAGCGCAACCAAAAACAGTTGTTGAAAAAGTTACTGAAAATCCAATTCCAGAACTTCCAGCTAATCCTTTTATTTTTGAAATTCTCAATCTTGCTTCAAAGCAAAGGAGTATTTCTAAAAAAGTTGAAGTTCTTAAAAAATATGAACATGATTCATTGAAAGCAATTTTTATTTGGAATTTTGATGAAACTATAATTTCATTACTTCCTATAGGAGAAGTTCCTTATTCCGACGTTAGTGAACAGGGATCTTTTAACTCGACTTTAAGTCAAAAAATTGAAGATGCTGTTTATAAAATGGGAGAACTTGGATCACAGTCACTTGGTTCAACCGACCAAGGTAAATCATCAATTCGCAAAGAGTATACCAAGTTTTATAATTTTGTAAAAGGTGGTAATGATGGGTTAAGTTCTCTTCGTAGAGAAACAATGTTCATCAATATTCTTCAAGGACTTCATCCACTTGAATCAGAAATTCTTTGCCTTACTAAAGATAAAAAACTAGAAACAAAGTATAAAATTTCAAAAGACATTGTTTCTCAAGCATATCCTGATATTTGTTGGGGAAATCGTAGTTAATATGATTGCCAATTGATATTATCATGAACTTAAAAAATTGAACAATGTAATTGCAGAAAATATAATGTCAACAGAAAAAAATAAAGCATCCGATAAGGATTCCAATTATATTTGGAATCCTCAAGAAATGAAAGAACTTAAATCTCGTTACGGGTGTGAAATACTCAAACACAATTGTACGTTACAAGAAACAAAAGATTGTAACGTACCAACAGATGCGTATATTGTTGAATATATTGTAGATAGTGAGATTTGTTATGATCTAACTAGGTGTGGAAAAAGAGTAAATCTTTTTGATATGTATTATGATAAAATAGGTAATACTATTCGCAGTATTAGATGGGGTTATGGAAAGATTAATCCAAGAAATTGGGGATATAGTGTCCCAGAAAAGAAAAAACGAAAGTAAAATTGTATCATATTTTACACAATTATTTGACTAAATATCCACAATGAGGTATAATACCTCTACGTTCATCTGATATTTGCAAATAGTAAATGCAGACGGAAGTAAGACAACTCGGAACGGGTCGTTCATCTATGGAGACACTCATACTTACATGCCTACAAGCGCAGTTAATTGCTGGAAGAGTTAATAAACAATATATCTCTCTCCAACAAAAAAATGATTTGATTTGGGAACTTAAACAAATTGCTCCCAAAGAGTGTAAAATAGACGCAAAGGTTGACTGAAGGAACGCTCTTTAACCTAAACCACTAAGGAGAAAACCTAATGACAACAGCAACATATCGTGGCGTTAAGTATAACGTCGAAGATCGTAAACTAAATGTTCTTCAAATAATTAAAGAGCAGATTGAAAAAGAACAGCGTCGTAAAGCGGCACAGATCGCAACAATCAGATGATATTGGGGGGGATTGATTCCCTCCTTTTTTTATGTTAAAATAAACTGAGAGATCTATAAATGATGGATAAAGACAAATTAAAACTCATAATCCGAAATATGGAACTTCTTCTTGATTCTTTGAAAGCAGAAATTTATTCTGATATGTCATCATATAGATATGATGATATTAATCCAAAAGAATTGGATTATGATGAAATTTTTGAGGACTATAATGACTAAAAAAGCAAAAGAACTTGTAAAATTGTTGGAAAGATTGATCAAACAAGATCATCTTTATTCTGGAGAACAATTGAAAGAAATGAAAGCACAACTTCGAATTGTAAAAAAAGAATTGGAACAACTTGAAGAACAAACATCAAAAGGATTTGGAAAGAAATGACTGTAAAATTGATTAGTATCACTCCTGATGCCGAAAACACGATGGCATACATTGCTCGTGTCAGCAACCCCAATAACCAGGAAAATCCAAACTATGCCGGACTTTTAAAGTACTGCATCAAGCATAATCATTGGAGTGTGTTTGAGCAATCAACAATGACTCTTGAGATTGAAACAACCCGTGGTATTGCAGCTCAGATACTCCGGCATAGGTCTTTTACATTTCAAGAGTTTTCTCAGCGTTATGCAGACACAAATCTGATTGCAGAGGATATTCCCCTACCAGAACTTCGTAGGCAGGATACGAAGAACCGTCAGAACTCCATAGACGACCTTCCAGTGGATCTTAAGATTGAATTATACTCTAAGATCCAAGATCACTTTGATGCTGCTCAGGACCTTTACAAGGAACTTTTAGAGGCAGAGGTTGCAAAAGAGTGTGCAAGGTTTGTATTGCCACTGGCAGTTCCTACAAAAATTTATATGACCGGTTCTTGCAGGTCGTGGATACATTATATTAATCTGCGATCTGCTAATGGAACTCAAAAAGAGCATATGGATGTTGCGAATGCCTGTAAAAAGGTATTTACCGAACAATTTCCAATAGTTTCTGAAGCTCTTGAGTGGGTCTAAATAATTTTATATAAAATGGAGGTATAACTTTTGGCAATTTATCCAATCATTCATAAAGAAACTGGTGAGACGAAAGTGATTGAAATGAGTGTTCATGACATCACAGAATGGTACAAAGATAATCCTGAATGGCAAAGGGATTGGTCGCAGGGGTGCGCTACTCCAGGAGAAGTTGGTGAGTGGAGAGATAAACTTGCTAGCAAACATCCTGGATGGAACGATGTATTAGGTCGTGCTCAGAAAATGCCCGGTTCAACTATAAAAAAACTTTAATATGGCAAGAAGAAAAAGAACGACGAATGACCAACCAATCGGCGTTGGTCTTACAACCCGTCAGATGAAAAGAAAAAAAGCACTTGGAAGTGAATATCTATTAGATATTGACCCACTCACAGACAATCAAAGAAAACTTTTTGATGCATACGCTGAAGGTAAGAATCTTGTTGCTTATGGATGTGCAGGAACGGGTAAGACTTTCATTACTCTATATAATGCTCTTCGTGAAGTTCTTGATGAAAGAACTCCTTATGAGAAAATCTATCTGGTTCGTTCTTTAGTTGCCACAAGGGAGATTGGTTTCCTTCCTGGTTCCTATGAGGATAAGTCAGATATCTACCAGATTCCTTATAAGAATATGGTAAAGTATATGTTCC